AAAAAAAAGCCTGTAACAGATACAGGCTTGATTCCATAGTTATTTGGGACACCATTGGCATCCCATGCGTTGTAGCCAAAAGCCATCTGTCAAATTCTCCCTATTTTGCAACGCAGAACACCGTTCTGGTCATAAACAGCCAGACCAGAAGAATCAAGCTGAACGCGTCCTTCTCCTGGGACATTACCGTTCATCTCAAAAGCACCGCTTTTAGGCAAACGCCAGCCAGTGGAACCTGGCTGGTAGTCAGTCGACTGCAGACTGTCAGAAATCTGGCCAAAGTTAATCGTCAGGTTCCTGGCCATAGCCTGCTGCATATAGGCACCGTTCCCGTCGACACCGAAGACCAGATTGCTTTTATCGCCGTTAGGGACATATACCCCGAACGTATCAGCCTGCACCAGAAACTGTGACTGGCCACTGCCATCCATCCCCAGCTGAAGACCGGAGACATAGTGTTTACCGCCGGAGGACGTGCCAACCTTCACTCCCCACTGCGCACTCAGTTTCCCGTTCAGATCTGCCACAGTCGATGCCGTCTGCTGGACAGAGGCCGACATATCCCCTACCTGCGACGTCAGTTGCGTCATACTTTCCGTCGTGGATTTTTCCAGGTCGGTAACGGTTTTATTCGTAGTGGTGATCGCGGCGCTGTTGTCGCCAATCATGCTGCGCATCTGGTTAAAACCATTCGCCATCGCCAGGCCATTGGCTGCGATAGTTTCGTCCTGCCGGGCAATACGGGCATCAGTGCTGTTAAGGCTGCTCTGCAGCTCCGTGAACTGCTTAGCCTGTGCGGTGATGTCACGTCCCTGCTGACTGACCGTCGCTGTCAGCTGCGTCACCGCATTCGCTGCCGCGCTCGCATCGGTCTGCGCTGCCTGAGCATCGGTCACATCGACAATATTGATATCATCCAAATACAGCGAGAACCCGGCGCCGCCCGATGGACCGCGAGTGGAAATCCACATCTGAGCGATACTGCGGTCGGCGGCCACGCTGGCGACTCCTGTCAGGAATGTCCATTTTCCACGGGTGATGTTCGTCTCATTTATGGTAACCGCGCCCGGCCACTGATTGGCTCCACCATTCTCACCGCGCGCATAGAGGCCAACAATTGCACTCCATGCGTTCGGCGCCGACATATCACTGTCCATATATGCCCAGAGGGAGAAGCGGTACTTACCGCCACCTCGAACAGATAGCCATTTCCCCAGCATTTTATCACTGTTACCGGTTTCGCCCGCTTTGCGGGTGATTTTGAGAGATTTCGACCCGTTACGGGAAACGTCTGTCGTTACTATGGCCGTATCACCATAGAGGCTCTTACCGGCAGCATATGACTCGAATGAACCGTCCACCCAGGGATTTAATCCCTGGCTTTGCAGTGTGCTCAGAGATGCGTTAATGGATGTGAGACTGCTGGCGTTTGCATCCAGATCTTTGCCTTGCTGCGTCACGGTATTCTGCAGCGCCTGTACCGTACTGGTATCCGCTTTCCCGGAAACGGTTTTGTTCAGCGAGCTGAGACTGTTATTCAGGTTCGTAATGCTGCCGGTGTGACTTGAAATCGTCCCTTCTGCATTCGTGACGCGGGAAGTAAGGCTACTGACCGCGTTGCTTGTCGCATCGAGATCCACTCTGTCAGTGATATCGATGAAATAAAAATCATCGAAATACTGATTACCCGATTTGAGTGAGGAATTGATCGAGACATCCACTTTGCCCGTTATCGTAGCTTTCCATGTACCGGTCAGCTCAACCCATGATGAGCTGGCAGGCCTGAACTGCAGTTCATACAACAGGCTGCTGCTACCAATACGCAGTTTATTATTACCCTGGGCATCGAGAACGGAACCAGCCTGACAGCGGGTAAAAACACCGATTTTATAGGTGCGATCTTTTGTGACATCCACGGACTGAGAGACTGCGCCAGTCCCCGTACCGCAGGACAAAATCCTGCTGCCGGTGTTGGGTGACTGGGCATCAATCACCGTGATAAAAGCACCACCGCCACTGTATCCGGTCAGACCGCGCTCAAATGACGGGTTGGCCAACAGGTTACCGACGAATCTTTTCGACGCGTCATTATCGGCAACCAGACTGTCGATGCCGGCATTCGCCGTGTTCAGGCCGTTCTGCAGACTGGTGATATTACTGCTCTGGGTTGAGATATCCTTCCCTTGCTGCGTCACCGTGTTTTTCAGGTTTTGCAGTGCTTCTGCATCTGCTTTTTTACTGACGTTGCTGTTGGTCGTATTAAGACTGTTCTGCAGGCTGGTGATGCTGTTGCCCTGGCTTGTCACTTTGCCTTCCGCGTTCGTCACCCGCGTAGTCAGACCGCTGATAGCCCCGGCATTGGCTGAGATATTCACCTCATCCGTAACATCGACCAGATAGAAATCGTCGAAATACTGTGCGCCGGATTTAAGGGACGAATAGATCGACACATCGACCATCCCGTCGACCGTCGCCTTCCATGTGCCGGTCAGCTCAACCCATGATGAGCCGGTTGGCAGATTCGCGGTGTCAAACTGGCGGTCGTACAGCAAACTCGTGCCGCCAATACGCAGTTTGTTATTGTTTCCGTCCTGCATGACCGAACCAGCCTGAGCGCGGGCAAACACGCCGATTTTATAGGTGTTGCCTTTGACGACAGGCACTTTCTGTGTGATCCCGGCAAGCCCCGCAGCACACATCAAAATCCTGCTGCCAAAATTGGGGGACTGAGCGTCGATAACTGAGGTCACATTGTTCCATCCGGTAAACGCATCCTGACCACGTTCAAATGACCCGTTGGAGATCATGTTTCCCGGAATTTTGCCATCCGCGGCCAGACTGGTCATGGCATCACTCAGGGTATTTGCCAGCTGCGTCAGACTGCTGCCCTGAGAGGCCAGCTTTTGGCCCTGATCCGTTACGGTGTTCTGCAACGTAGACAGCGCCGTTGCATCGGCCTTCCTGTTGACGTTGGCATTCGTCGTCGACAGATCGCCGGTCAGCTTCGTAATTGCGCTGTTCGCCGCCGTGATGTCTTTACCCTGCTGCGTTACCGTGTTCTGCAGTGTCTGAACGGTATCCGCATCCGCCTTTTTGCTGACACTGGTATTCGTCGTTTTTAGCCCATTTTCCAGCGTCGTGGTCCGGCTCCCGATGCTGCTGAGCGTATCACCCTGCTGGGTGACTTTCGTCGTCAGAGACTCAACGGCAGAGGCGGTATTGTCAGCGGTATTTTGTGCCTTGTTTGCCGCCGTCACGTTGCGCAGATGCCAGTCAGTTACATACCAGATGGTGCCGAACGGAGAACTCTGGTTCACCTGCAGGAACGGTCGCATCAGATTCGTGTCGGACGGTACGGTGAAGCGCCAGGTCACGCGCGTCCATGCTGCTGTGGCTTTTGTGTTGCCACCGGAGGATCTCGCTTTGACACCACCGGTAACGGTGGTTGCCCGACCGATGTAAAAATTAAAGTCGGCACTGCCTGCGCCGCACGCAACCAGCGCAGACATCTCAAAAACGTCGCCCGGTGTGACGGCAATATTGTTGATGCCGGGAATATGATCACGACTGGCAAGGCGGATCACATATGCAAACGGACACCCTGCAGGAATGCCATCAGCATCGGAGGCCTGCACGGTATACCCCATGCGGTTATAAGCCGGATCAAGCGACGGATTCGGGATGTAATCATCCCCGGCCGCTTTCGCGGCAAGGATCGCGGCATTCAGTTCAGTGATTTGGCTGCCGGCAGAAGAAATATCATTCCCCTGCTGCTCCACTTTGTTTTGCAGACTCTGTAACGCGGCGGTGTCAGCCTTTTTACTAACATTGTTGTTAGTTGTGTTAAGGCTGTTACGCAGGTTCGTCAAATCAGACGCCTGAGACGTTACTTTCCCCTCAACGGTATCAACCCGGCCGGACAGACTGCTGACGGCCGAGGCATCCGCTTTATTCGCCACGCCCGTAGCCGAGGTGACGTCAATGTTCCGCAGGTAAAGTCGTGCACTGTTAGCCGGAGACCAGCCGCCTGCTGCAAAACGCAGGTAAACATAGCGTCCGGTGAAGGTTGCCGGGATGTCCAGCGTGACAGTCCGGCTCTGCCACTGTGTGGTGACGCCGTCCAGCCACGGGGATTGTGAGGTCAGCCAGTTTACCGGGTCTCTGAGACTGGCGATAAACCCGACCGTGTCCGAACTGTACGCCGTGATGGCTTCCGACATTTTAAATTCAAACGTCACCGTCAGAGAGACACCCGCTTCCACAGGAATTCGTGTGATGTTCGCCACCCGGACAGAGCCCGTGGTCGTCCGGATGGCTTTCTCGCTCGCATCCCAGGTGAAGCCCGAGCCAGTACCTGAATCTTCCCACAGCGAGGCATCAGTTTTCAGGCTGCCGTTACCAATCAGACTGCCTTCCGACAGGCTGTTTTCCAGCATCGTCACCAGATCGCTCTGCGAGCTGAGGGCATCCCCCTGCTGCGACACGGTATTCTGCAGATTCTGCAGGGCGGAGGCGTCCGCTTTCTTCGTGATATCAGACTGTACCGCCGTCAGGTCGTTACGCAGTGAAACAAGGGAATTCCCCTGAGATGTGACCTTCCCCTCTGCCGCAGTCACCCGTGAATCCAGGTTACTTGTTGCGTTCGCATTCGCATCGATATCAATGCGATCGGTGATATCAGTGAACGTCACGTCGTCATAATACTGGATACCGGCACTGAGGTAATACATCAGACCGACAGTGATGGTGCGGTCCGTCGCCGGCTTATAACGCAGGGTGGTCTGCTGCCACGTTGTCGTGGAAATCGTAGCAGGATCGAGCTGCTTATCCGCTACCGCTGATCCGTCAGTGTTCCCGATACGTAATTTGTTATTGCCCGCAGAGCCGGGCGCCATAGTGGTGCCTGCGGCCACTTTCGTCCACGCGGAAAGCTCATAAGTGTGACCACCCAGTACCGAAATATTCTGCTGCAATGCCGCTGTGCCGGAAGCAGGTGCCAGACGCAGCGCCATTTTCCCGCTACGTGGTTGCTGTAGCTCAACAACGGAGGCCTGAGAAGTCCAGCCGTTCCAGCCATCCTGTCCACGTTCGAATGTACTGTTTACCAGCAGGTTTCCCGGCGCGCTGGCATCCACATCAGCTTTCACGGCATCCAGCCCGGACTGTGTCGTTGTCAGACTGTTGTTCAGCCGGGTCAGCTGAGAAGCCTGAGAGGTCAGCGTGTTCCCCTGTTGCAACACGGTATTCTGTAAAGAAGACAGGGCTGCGGTATCCGCTTTTTTCGCCAGTGTCGCTTTTGCGGCATCCAGATCTGACTGCGTGGTCGTCAGGCTGTTTTGCAGTTTCGTGAGGGTGCCGCTCTGGGTCGATAATGAATCCCCCTGCTGCTTCACCGTGTTCTGAAGCGTCGTCAGCGCCGTCGCATCAGCTTTTTTGCTGACGTTACTGTTGGTGGTGTTGAGGCTGTTCTGCAGATTCGTCAGACTGGTGCTCTGGCTGGTTATCGCACTTTCGTTTTTCGAAACTCGGTTTTCCAGAGCAGTGGTCGCCGCAGCGGCGGCATCAATGTTAACCGCATCAGTGATATCCACGACATACGCATCATCCATGTAGACCTCACCCGCACTCAGCGATGCGCGCAGTGAAATCTGCATGGTGGCGTCTGCCGGTGCACGATATTCCAGACTTACGTCCGCCCAGGCATTACCCATATTTTCCAGTGTCAGCAGAACGTTTTTCACTTCAACATTGTTCGCGTCACGCAGGCTGATTTTGGTATTCCCGGCATTAGCAATCACGACAGCGGCATTACGTCGTACCCATACGCCAACACGATACGTCCGCCCGCCTTTAACGACAAAAGACTGCGTCAGCATCGCATCGCCGGCGGTGATCATGCGAATGATGTTTTTCCCGGTATGCGGCCCCTGTGCGGCATAGACCTGCCAGTTATTGCCGTCGTTACTCCAGCCTTCTGTACCGCGCTCAAAGCTGGCGTTGGAAAGAAGGTTGCCCGGTGTTTTCCCGGCCGTATCAACATCCGCCGCCAGCTTACTCAAATCGTTCCTGGTGGCGGACAGGCTGTTGTTCAGCGTCACGAGCTGTGAGCTCTGGCTGTTCAGCGCCCTGCCCTGATTCTCCACCGTGCTTTTCAGTTCCTGCAAAGCAGTGGCATCGGCTTTTTTCGCCACGTTCCCGTCGGTGGTGTCGAGGCGATTTTTCAGGGAAGACAGATCACTGGAGGCAGAGGAGAGCGTTTTCCCCTGCTGTGTCACAGTGTTCTGCAGACTTTGCAGTGCGCTTGCATCGGCTTTCTTACTGACATTTGCGTTGGTGGTGTTCAGGCTGTTCTGCAGATTCGTCAGACTGTTACCCTGAGAAGTGATGCTCCCTTCCGCCGTCTCAACACGGCTGGAGAGTTCACTCACTGCAGAGGCATCTGCTTTTCCGGCGATCCCGGTTGAGGAATAAACCTCGATATCTTTCAGGTAAAGCCGGGCACTGTTCGACGGAGACCAGCCCCCCGCAGCAAAACGAAGGTAAACATACTGCCCGGTGAATTTATCGGGGATCGTAAATGTCAGGGTCTGTCGCTGCCATTCTGTCGTGACCGCTGTAAGCCATGATGCCTGGGAAACCAGCCAGTTCGTTTGATCGTTCAGGTCCGTAATGAAACCCACCGAATCAGACGAAATGGCCGAAATGGTCTCTGTCGTCTTAAACTCAAAGCTGAGTGTCAGCGTCATCCCGACTTCCACAGGAATACGTGTGGTGTTGGCGATCCGGATAGAACCTGTGGTGGTGCGCAGCGCTTTTTCGGCGGCCTCATATACAAACGCAGAGCCTGAGCCGGAGTCCGCCCAGAAGGTGGCGTCGTTGTCCAGACTGCCGTTTGAAATCAGGCTCCCCAGACGCAGGGAATTTTCCAGCGTGGACAACTGATCGCTCTGAGAGGAGAGCTTCCCTTCGGCATCCGAGACGCGTCCGGTCAATGCGGACAATGCCTGAGCATCGGCCTTTTTGTTCACCGCGCTGTTTGTTGAGGCTAAGCTGTTCTGCAGCTGCGTAATGCTGTTACCGGCAGACGTAATATCTTTACCCTGCTGCGTCACGGTGCTCTGCAGCGCGCCCAGGGCAGAAGCATCCGCTTTTTTAGCCACGTTCGCATCCGTCGTGCTGAGACTGTTTTTCAGACCGGAGATATCGCTGGATGCAGTGGTGATATCTCTGCCCTGCTGCTCCACCGTATTTTGCAGCGTCTGTACAGCGGCAGCATCAGCTTTCTTCGCAACGTTCGCATCCGTCGTTTTTAGACTGTTTTTCAGATCTGTGATACTGGATGACTGTGACGTAATATCCTTACCCTGCTGCGTCACCGTATTCTGGACTGAAGCGATAGCAGAGGCGTTGGCGTCTATATTGACGCTGTCTGTCACATCGATGACATAGAAGTCATCAAAATAACGATTTCCGGCTGTCAGGTAGTTATTCAGTGTTACTGGAAGGCGGGCTGTTTCCGTTGCTTTCCAGCGCTTACTGTATTTTGTCCAGTCCGTACCAGCTCCGGTATACGGAACCTCCAGTACTGGATTACCTGCGCTGTTGCCGATTCTTAACTTATTGTTGCCGGCGCCATTGTCCGTCGTGCCCGCGATCTGCTTAACCCAAACACCTACCTCGTAAGTGCGACCCTTAACAAAGTCGATAGTCTGACCCGGGGCAACACTGCCAGGATCAACTTTTAGTGCACGTGTACCGGTTCGCGGCGCCTGTACTGCCACCACCGTGCTCTGTGCACTAACCCCGATATACCCGTCCGTTCCACGTTCAAAGGACGGGTTGACGATAAGGTTGCCTGGAATGGCGGAAGCAGCGTCGGAATCCGCGATAACATTGTTCAGCGAATTGTTCAGCCGGGTAATGCTGTTGCCCTGACTCGACACTTTTCCTTCCGCGGATGTAACACGGGATGTCAGGTCACTGACTGTCGTCGCGTCAGCCTTCTTCGCCACATTGCTGTCAGTCGTATCGAGCGACGTTTTCAGGTTCGTGATGCTGCTGTTAGCGGCAGTGATATCCTTACCTTGCTGAGTTACCTGATTCTGCAGTGACTGGACAGCGGCAGCATCTGCTTTTTTGCTCACATCGCTGCTGAGGCGGTTCAGGCTATTCTGCAGGTTCGTGAGACTGGCCCCCTGAGAAGCCAACGTGTCCCCCTGCGTGGTAACCTGCGTTTTCAGCGTCGTCAGCGCCGACGCATCGGCCTTTCCGGCCAGGGATGACTTCAGGCCGGTGATGTCGGATGCCATCGCCTCATCGGCTGTATTCAGCGTATCAAGGGACTGGTTTATCGTTGACAGGCTGTCGTTGATCCGGGTCTCAAGAGACTGTCGGGCGGAAGCTTCGGCCTTGTCCCCTGTGACTCGTGCCTGTTGTTCCTGATAAATCAGACCAGAACTGACTTTGGTCAGATCATTTCCGTCATACGAGCCTCGCAGCTGAACAGCCAGGTCTTGTCTGTTTGCCGCCTCTGCCGCGTCCGCTTGCGTCCGGGCAAGCTGCTCGTTCTGCAGCGCGGCCATGCCGGCCCCCGGCGTCGGACGTCCCACGGCCAGCCAGTCAATTAAGAAGTAATTCTCTTCATTCTGACCCTGCGCCAGATCTAAACGGAAACGACGGATGCGCTGCGATGGCAGCCACGGAATATCATGCAGCGTGACCGTCGCCGTATCGTTAACGTCATATTCCGGCTCATCAATCACAACTGAACGCGCATTATCCCAGCCGGATTCGTCCGCGCCAATCCAGAGCAGGCGTCCATTCCATGCCGGGTTACCGACTTTTTTCAGGCGAAGCTTGATGAAGCGGTAGGCGGCGGCATCGATGCCCAAATCATTCGGGGAGCGGGCACTGGAAGTACCGTTATCCGCTTTCAACCATCCATCATCCGTGACGATCATTGGCGTGTAACCATTGTCATCTTCGGTCCAGCCCTCATTGCTGGTATCAAAATACCAGATATTCAGAGGATCAAACTGTTCGCCCGTACCGGCGGCAACCTGGGAGATTTGTTGTGCCAGTGACTCTGTAGCCGTCTGCAGCTGTGAGTTGAGGGAACGGATCGCGGCTTCGCGATTATTCTCCTCATTCAACAATGCATCCGCACGCGCTTTCGCTTCACTGGACACCGCACTAATACGCTCAGCTGTTTCATTTGCCAGTGCATCGGCTGTTCTGGTGTCAAGCTCAGATACGGCTTTCACTCGGGCGGCATTTTCTGCAGCGATAGCATCGTTACGTTTCTGTGCTTCGTCAGCAATAGCCTTACTCCGGGCAGCAGCTTCATCCTTCACGGCATCTGAAATCGCCGTTGCCCGGGCCCGGGCTTCATCTGCCAGCGCGTAAGCTCGATCAGCTGCTTCCCGGGCAATGGCATCCGATAGTTCAGCCGATTCCTGTGCAATAGCGTTTGCCCGGTCAGCAGACTCCCGGGCAATGGCATCAGACAGTTCAGCCGACTCGCGCGCGATGGCTGCTGTCCGGTCAGCCGATTCCTGAGCAATAGCACTGGCCCGCGCCAGCGCCTCATCCGCCAGGGCCTGTTCGATGTCATTTCTGGTTTCCTGCACCAGTTGCTGCGCTTCCTGCTTCGCATCCGTTACCTGTGAAGCAACGTCCTTTTTCGCTGCTTCAATTGCCGAGTCCACCTCTTCGGCCACGGCCCGGGTATCAATCTCTTTCACCAGTGACTGATACGTTTCCGTATCTTTAATGGCTTCATCCAATTGCTGGAAGTAATCACTGACGTTATCGCTGGACATTCCCTGCACCCAGTCGGTCCATGACGAGGCATTGCCCAGGCGGTCAACCAGACGCGCGCGGTACCAGAACTGCGTGGCAATCTGCAGGCCCATCTGCTGATACTTTTTACCGGGGTACGCCAAATCAGTTAGCGGCAGTGCTCCGTTGCCGTTCTGGTTCGGGCTGTACTGCAGTTCAGTACGCTGAGTATCCTCTGCTCCTGCAGGAAACTCCCAGCGGATTTCAATACCTGCGGTCAGTGAAACGGTTGTCAGCGCCAACGGCGGCAGCGGTTCGCCAACTTTCCCGGTCAGGGTCTTCTCTTCGGAATACGCCCAGCCGCTCGAGATCTCCGCCGCATTGATCGCGCAGACGCGAACCAGATAACGACCGGCATAAATGCCGCTGACCTCAAACGAGGTGGTCGAGCTGCGCGGCACATTAATCCAGTTCCCGTCGTTACGGCGCCACTGCGCTTCGTAGGCAATAGCACCGCTGACCGCTGACCAGTTAACCTGCATCGTTTCGACGCTGATCCCCTGATTCACGACCGAGCGGGATGTGATGACAATATCCTCTGGAGGTGACTGGTTGCCCGCCGGCAATACGCTAACCGGGCGCTGGTCGATAATAGCGCCGGTATCGATGCGGGCGAATTTATCCGGATCATGTGCCACGCCGGTGATCGTGAGGGTGGCATCGCTGTTCTCTTTTACCCCTGTAACCCGGTACTGCTGCAGGAAGAGGTCATCGGATTCAATGGCCCAGACGCATTCCCGTTCTGGTGTCTCACTGTACGCCGTTGTGACCGTAATCTGCCGGCGTCCGTTAACAGCCTGAATGGTCCGGCTCTGTGAGATACCGGATGGCAGGTTTAGCTGGAGACGGTCGCCAGGTTTGGCATCCACATCTCGATCCAGCGTAATCACCCGGCCATTCACCGCACTGATTCGCCCGCCGTTGACCCGTCCGGCCAGCAACTCATCCGCCAGGGCAATGATATAACCGGGTTGAGGAATGCGACCGTCCAGCCCCACATCAAACTCAACGACCCGGTCTTTGTTGTTGGTCAGTATGCCCCACAGCCCCTTACGGTGGGCTTCGCTCTGGCGCGTACAGCCAATCGCGGTCATTTCGAGCTGGTTAAAACTGTAGCGGGAAACCAGTTCCGGGATAAACGCCGGCTCCATTGCATCAGCATAAGCATTATCCGGATCAGACCAGGAAATCAGGGCGTTGGTGTACCGAACCTGGCTGCTGCTGCTCGAATAACGGGGTTTGCCGACAATATTGGCGCGCGTATAGGTAAAATCGACATCACGCGGCATATCAGCCTGCACAACAATCTGCTCACCGTTCCAGCAGGTCATGCCCCGGAAAATGGCGGCAAAGTCTCGCAGCACGGTGTAAGCATCGTTGCGTTCCTGGACATAGACGTTACAGGTATAGCGCGGCTCCATGCCGTCACCACCACGCCCGTCAGGAACCAGCTGATCGCAGTACTGTGCAATCTGGTACAACGTCCATTTCGAAATATTGGCGCTGCTCAGACGATTACCGAGACCAAAACGGTCAGCTGTAACAATGTCGTAATAGATCCAGGCCGGGTTATCCGTCCAGGCCCATTTAAACCCGCCGGTCCAGACCCCGGTATATTCACGAGTTTCCGGATTGTAGTTATCCGGCACACGAATCACTCGCCCACGCGGCTCACAGGAAATTTGCGGAATGCTGCCATTCAACTGGCTGGCGTCGAACTCGATATAAAGCAACGCGGTGTTGGGATAACGCAGTTTGGCATCAATCACTTCGGTGTAGCTCTGCAGCGTCATCACGTCGCCGACTTTGACACTGTTCGCATCCGGAGTGATTTTACGCAGGCGTAGCGTCCAGGTACTGCCGGCCTGGGGCAGATCAATGCGATGGCTCCGCTCATAGCCGGAGGTGGCTTTACCCGTGACAGCGGTTTCCAGTACCGTCTGCCAGGCGCCGCCATCGGTCTGCAGGTCAATCGCATACTCAACGGTATTGCCCACCACGTCGCCGTCATCTTCCTGTTTCATCAGGGACGGCCATTTCAGGCGGACGCGAACGGCGGATAGCTGGGTATTGGTAAAGGTATGGGTCCAGGCTGTCTTGCTGGAAACTTCCGTTCCTACACTTATTTCATTTTCAGTACCGGGAATACCCTGAATATACGTCTGAGCCTGCGTACCGGGGCGAAATTCCCAGTACACGCCACTGAAGTTTTGCGAACCATCAGCATTTTCAAGCGGGGTACCATCGCGATAAATATTCTTCCCAGTTAAACCACCTGCAAATTCCCCCTCACCTAATGCGATCAGAATTTTGGCTTTCGCAGCGGACTGTAAATCATTCGGCTGTTCCGTCGGTGTACGCGGTTTTGAGTCGCCACCCTTGCGCCCTTTAATTATGTTATTTGCCATATTACTCCCATAAAAAAAGCCACCGCAAGGTGGCCTGGATTGGATGGTTTACTGAATAAAACTTATTGCTGGTCTTCTACATAAATACCAGCAGATATAATGGCGCCACCAATTCGGCGTTTGCCATAAAGCAAAGGGACTGGGTATCCCTGAGAGGCAGTATTCGTCACGCCCCCAAAGGCGTAGGACGCTTTATTGTCAGCGGATTCTTTTCGTGCCAGGCCAGCGGGCTGTGGGGAAAGCATCTGAACGACGCCGCCGAGCATCATAGCAGCCCCCATTTTATAACCAAATGCTGACACGGGGTTGCCAGGAACAAAGTAAGAGCCGACAGCAGATGCAACAATAATAACTGCTCCAAGAATTGTTTGAAGCAGCCCCGCCTTTTTACTACCAATTAAAACAGGAACAATTCTGATAACTTCACCACCAACGGGGAATCCTAAATCATCCTTACCGATATTTTTCTTTCCTTTGAAAACAGCAAAGGTCAACCCTTTTTCTTTGCTGTTATTCATGAAATTTTCAAATCCAGGGATGGTTGCAGCCAGCGCTATGCCTGCTTCTTGGACTGTTGAAATCAACCGATGATGAACCTTCCCGAAAGTTTTGCCAAGAATTCCAGAAAGCTCAATTCTTGTCATTATTTCCTGCATAATAGCTCCAGTTGGTGGGAAACGAGTTAATTAATAGTGGTTGGCCTTATATCCAAATCGCCATTAGCATCCGTAAAAACTCTTGCTGCTTTTTTCTCTCCAGCTTTAATATTGAAAAATCGTTCTTGCCTCTCTCGGTTTAAACTGCAAAGTCCTTTACCTTCAAGATTAGCACCGACAGCCCACTCTCCTTCTGATAAATAAAATGTCGCTTTTTCTTTCGGATCCAGTTTCGCTACTCGTTCACCATTCAAATAAACTGTTGCATAGCATCCTGCCCCCACGAATCCTGAATCACGAACGATTGTCAGGCTACCGTTATTACCTTCGTTTTCTTGATATTTAAAAACATGCTCTTTTGAGGCGGAAATAGCTTGGCTGGGTGGTACAACTGTTGTCGAACAGCCTGTTACTGTGACAATTGCCAATGCTAGAGCTATTTTTTTCATTTCAGTGTCCCTTGGATTTATAGTTAAAATTCCACAAGAGATTAACACAGAGAATGGTATCGGACGATTTTCATCGTCCTATCTAACCAGTATCCACCATACGGCACGCGCTTGCTGAGATGGCCATACAGGTGATGCAGCAGCA